ATCGTCCACCCCTATTTCACTAACCAAAATGCAAACGACTCTGCAATTTGCAAAGCCGCTAAACCCCTCAAACAGGTGGTACCATTCGGCCCGAGATCTTGCATGTATCATCTCCGTACTATTAGTACGGGGGTCCTTGTACAGGACAACAGCTTCGATTGGAGGCTGCTTGAGAATGCAGAAAGAGCGGGCATAGAGATAATCTCTCATTGCCATCTCTTCACAAACCAAGGAGTAAAGAGTCAGGACCGATTTGGTCACTGGCTCCCCCATAAGGACCCCACGCCTTTTAATAAAAGACACGGGTTTTCTCCCTGAAGAACGAGGATATTGAATTTCGATATCCCGAGTTGACCGTAATCCTAATTGGATACCAATCTCAATGAGTTTGGGGATTTTGGCATAGCCAATTCCACGGTAGAAACCTCTGATCATGATTTCAGCGATTTCCGGTGCAATTGCATCGGTCGCCTCTTCAAGATCAGATGAAAGGACATAACCGTTGGCCAAAGGCTTCACATTGTGAAGTAGGTCAAGGTATAACCATGCTTGGTCGGCTCGTTTGAGCCCGGCTTCAGCAGAGACATGTCCTGACAGCAGACTCTTGGTCAAATGACCAAAGGGCTGCTGAAGAATGATCGACCACCACTTTGTGGTAGTGATAATTCTCGCTTTTCCGCCAGGCTCAGGGACCACAGAGGTCTTAGCTGGAAATGGCTTCAAGGGATTCCCTTGGATGTCCAAATAACCTTCATTGAAGGCTACCAGCAGAGCGGCGTAAAAGATTTGCACTCCGAGGTACGAATCGTACCCCTCGAGCGCATATTCGCCAGATTCAACTTCAGGATCATAATCCTGACGTGGCTGACCGAACCCGTAAACGGGTGCATCAGACCACACAAACCTGGCTTTCCAGCGTGGGTCAGAAGAAGCAAGTTTCTTCTTCAACCTGAGATTCTCAGGGCGACCCCACGTTGCATAACGTGGCACCCCTTGTTCTTCACGAACGGTAATACCGAACGGAAGTTCAAGGAGTCCACTGACGGAAGGATAGTCAGTAAGAATCTTACTAATATCCTCCTGGATAGCAGCTCCTCGCCCACCGTTGACTTTACTAAAGTCAACGTCACCCGCTGTTGACAGCGAAATGTGGCATAGAGCCGTTAAATTGGAAGTTGATTTGCGAGAAGAAATTTTCTTCCCAACAAATTCAGCTCCAATCGAAGCACGTTCCTTGTTCACGGCTGTTGGTACAAATGGTACCGAAGTCGTAGCAAAGAACTTGTCGAGGGCCGCTACCTGTTTGGTA